GCTCGCAGAGACTCAGGAAGACCCAACAGCCGTTGACACCCAAGAGGTGCTCTCAGAGACTCAGGAAGACCCAACAGCCGTTGACACCCAAGAGGTGCTCGCAGAGACTCAGGAAGACCCAACAGCCGTTGACACCCAAGAGGTGCTCTCAGAGACTCAGGAAGACCCAACAGCCGTTGACACCCAAGAGGTGCTCGCAGAGACTCAGGAAGACGCAAAAGAAGTTGACACCCAAGAGGTGCTCGCAGAGACTCAGGAAGACGCAAAAGAAGTTGACACCCAAGAGGTGCTCGCAGAGACTCAGGAAGATTCTGTGGCGGTGGTGGACGCGAACGACTCACCAAATAAAATTAAAAATCAATCAATAAAAATTGTAGATTTTAAAACAAAAATTTTAAAAAGAAAGAACTCTGATAAAGTCAAACGTTTACTCGGGATAGATTTATCCACGAACAGATTGGATTCTAAACTTTCTAGAGACAAACTTAAAAAATATTTGTTACTCAAATCACAGAGTTAGTATCACGTTCCGTTTCTTGCATATTTAATCTTTATGTACAATAAATGGAATACAAAGGTATATTGATAGCTTTAACGATTGCAGCGTGTATTACTACATATATGCACCATTCAAAAAAAGAATCAAAACAATCTGAAACAAAACCAGATCACTATCAGTCCATCATTATATTTATCATCATTTTCTTAATTTCATATATGATGTTCATTTTGATATCAGATACTAAGGATAACACTAATGTTTACAACAACATCAAAATTGGAGATCCTCCGTTTTGATGATACTGAAAATAATCTTTTGTGCTATTAACAATGAAATTAGAATTACGAAAATTCGATATTTCAACGATTACTGATGATAAAGTTGTCGTAATGATAGGTAAACGAAATACAGGGAAATCGTTCTTGATAAAAGATCTTTTATACTACAATAACTCTTTTCAAGTCGGAACTGTCATATCTGGAACAGAAGCTGCGAACGGATTCTTTGGAGAGTTTATTCCTAAAATGTTCATTCATGATGAATATCGTTCTACAATTATAGATAATGTAGTCAAAAGACAACAATCCCTATTGAAAAATATAAAGAAGGAAGTTCATAAATATGGTTCTTCACAAATAGACCCTCGAGCGTTTCTCATACTCGATGATTGCTTATACGATTCGTCTTGGACTAAGGAAAAAAATGTAAGGGCATTGTTTATGAACGGTCGTCACTTAAAAATGTTCTTTGTTATATCTATGCAATACCCACTGGGAATACCTCCAAATCTAAGAACTAATATAGATTATATTTTTATACTTCGTGAAAATATCGTAGCAAATAGGAAACGAATATACGACAACTATGCAGGAATGTTTCAAAACTTCGAAATCTTTTGTCAGGTGATGGATCAATGTACTGAAAATTATGAGTGTCTTGTGATAGACAATACAACGAAAAGCAACAAACTTGAAGATAATGTATTTTGGTATAAAGCAGCAAACCACGCACCTTTTACCATATGCAACAGACAATTCTGGGAAATGAGTAAAAGAATGGGTAACAATGAAGACGAAGACGACAGAGAAGACGACTATGATCCCTCTGTATTTAGAAAGAAAAAACCATCGATAAATGTGAAAAAGAAAAGTTCATCATCATGAATTTGAATTATTATTAATACATTCCCAATCCACGATGTGAAAACGAATCATCAAATATAGAACTATACAACGGTTCTTTTGTTCCAGCAATAAATACGTCATCATACATTGCTCTAGGAACAAACTTGTATACGATTTTCTTTTCATTTTTATATTTATCAATCTCGTCTCGATACGTTCCGTCAATAATCATGATGATTCCTATGATAAATATAATAAAAACAATACTTTTCATTCTTTTTTATTTACATACTTTTTAATACAGTTTTATATCTCTTTCGTGTCTTCCTTGCTAGACAACCAAGGATCTTTTTTCTCTATCCCTTCCGTTGTTACCGTATCTTGTTCTTCATCATTTTTATCTTCATCTTCGGTAAGAATTACGTTGCTTGTAATCGTTTTCTGATTGTCTTCTTCAATCTTTTTCATGAGTTCATCTTTGCGATCCATGAACAAAGCATTCTTGTTCTCTGTATTTTCTAAATAACTCTTCATAAGCGTATTCAGTTGAGTTTCTGCAAACTCTTGGTCACCAACTTCATCTGGATTGGGATTCCATGGAACCCAGCATCCAACCTCGGCAATATAGATGTTAAATTTTTGTTGATCCATTTTACGCAAAATATCTGCACGTTGTTGTGCTTCTTCTAATGTATCATAGGTTCCTCTGATTTTTAACCCTCGCACATTGGTCTGAAAGTTATTTTCTGAATTGAATTCATGATCAAGTTTGTCTCCAGCAGACGAAACGAATGATTTAAAATGAGTATGAATTTCACTAGGTTTAAAATAAAGTTCGTTATTTTCTTTGAAGATTCGTATTTGATCTAACTTTTCTGGATATTGTTCTTCAAATTCATTGAACAGGTCCGAAAGAGATTTTGAAAAACTAGTCAAAAACTTTTCCAAGTAGAAATGTTCCTTCTTCTTAATCAGTTCCTCGGGGGATAAAAAGGATACACAAGTAAAGTTTTGACCACGAATCTTAGAATCTGTATCCAAGTAATCTTTTTCTTTTGTTGGAATCATTTGAGAAATACATTAGCATTATTTTTAAGTAATTGTTTGAATGAATAAATAAATAAAATATATTCATATAAATAAATATCAATGGCTTACACGTTCGATTTTATGGAAGTTTTCATTAGAGTATTAAAGTACATCATGGAAGGCTTGGTTGTGTCGACTGCTGCATTTCTCCTGCCCAATAAAAAGATGTCATTTGAAGATGTTGCTTTAATCGGTTTTATCGCTGCAGCAACCTTCAGCTTATTAGATTTATTCAGCCCTAGTCTCGGTGTGAGCGCGAGATCTGGCGCTGGTTTAGGCATTGGTGCCAACTTAGTGGGTTTCCCCTCTCCAGGAAATATGCCTGTGCTTCCAAGTGCCTAGATACTTCGTATAAAGGTCCAATTTAAATCCAAGCAAATCTTTTTCCATATTTCTTCCTGCTGATGTAATTTTTCTCTACTTTTCAACAAAGGAAAATGTTTCAAGTATTCTGGTTTGTCCAGTAATTGAATGAATTTATGAATCACGTACGAATATGACAGAAAGTTCTTTCGGATTAATGGTGAATGTTTTAAAAAGGGAACTTGGATCTCTTTGAACATATTACGCAACTTTTCCTCTAATTCAGGGGTCAGATTAGGGTTCGGTATACCAGTTATACGATTTAAGATGTATGGAATGTGTTCATAATATTTGTTGATTTTGAGTTTTTTCAAAATTTCTTTAATCTTATTTCTGCTTAGGTCTTTGGTATTATAAATGCGTTGTTTCTTCAGTTCTAACATGATTCGATCAAAAACTTCTTCAGGTATGTCTGTAGTTTCTTTACCTTGTATTTGATTTAACCATTCTTGATAATGATTTATTCGTTTGTATGAAAAATAACTAATCTCCTTTGGAGGATCTTTATACGAAGGCTTTTCATTGTCAGTTAATAAATGATATACAGCAAAACAATCATTACAGTATGCTATACTATCATTGTGTAAAAATGTTTTTGAAGAAGACGAACAATGCTCACAGTTCGCAGCAACTATATTATTTATATTGTCATTTATATAATTCGAATCTGTTAACGACAAGTATTTGTCCAATAACGATGCACGATTAAAGTCATGCTCGTTTTCTGAGTTATTTTCATCGTCTATGTCATCTTGATTTGATGTACTAGGAACCTCATCAGATTGTGTGTTCTGAGCATTGGTATCTGAATCTTCATTTTTATGAAAGTAATCTAAAATTGATTTTTTGTTTAATGAAATAATTTGTTTTTTAATTGTTTTTTTGTTGTCGTTATTATTTTCAACCAAATTGTAGTAATTGTACAAAATATGAGATGTGTTGGTAAAATATACCAACTCAGATGAATTATTTTCTATACGGTTGATTTCATCTTCCATTTTATTGATTTCTTCTTTCAATGTTACTATATGTACAAACTCTTCATCTGTTTTGGAGTTGTTTGGTTTCGCTAGAATCGTTTCAAGTTGGTCTTTGTATGTATTTAGCTCATCTTTCTTTGTTTCTAATTTAGATCTATCCTGTTCGAATATATCCAAATTCGCCTTGTGACAATGGTCAAGTGTGTTCGTTGATCTTTGATAACTACATGATCTCTTCTGATGCATTGGTTTTACATTTTGTGAACTGTTTGATTTCATTTGTTATATATTATTATAGGAGTCCGTTAAAAAGAAACCTTAAATACATAATAAAGAGAATATTCTAAAAAAAGTTCTAAAGTGATTATTAACACTTTAATATGTTACGAATCAAATTTACGTATTTAATCATGTTTTTTTTTCTCACCTTAATATAAAATAAACAATGGGAGGAGGACTCATGCAACTTGTAGCTTATGGTGCGCAAGACATCTACCTGTCTGGCAACCCTCAAATCACTTTCTTTAAAGTGGTGTACAGACGTCACACCAACTTCTCTATGGAATCCATTGAACAAACATTCAATGGTACCGCCACCTTAGGAAACAAGGTGACTTGCACCATCTCCAGAAACGGTGATTTAATCTCCCGCATCTACCTGCAGATGGACGTAAGCAACACCTCTACTACGGTTAAGGTATCTGCCCATGAGTTGGTGAAATCCGTAGAAGTAGAAATCGGTGGTCAACGCATCGATAAACACTACGGTGCTTGGTTGTCCATCTGGAACGAACTTACCCAAACCGCTGGTCACTGGGATGGTTATGATAAGATGACCACTGTAGATGTGTCCACTACTAACAAGACCCTCTACTTGCCCCTTCAATTCTGGTTCTGCCGCAACCCAGGACTTGCTCTTCCTTTGATTGCTCTCCAGTACCACGAAGTGAAGATCAACATCGAATTCGAAGCCGCTCCTTCAACTGACGTGTCAATGTCCAACGCTTCTCTCTACGTGGACTACATTTACCTCGACACTGACGAGCGCCGTAGATTCGCCCAGGTGTCTCACGAATACCTCATTGAACAGCTCCAATTCACTGGTGACGAGTCTCCTTCTTCCAAGATCAAGCTCAACTTCAACCACCCCGTGAAGGAGCTTGTGTGGGTAGAATACGCTAATGGTTCACCCCAAACCACCTACTCCTCTGCCAAGCTTCAGCTTAACGGCCAGGA